ATGTATGTAAAAATTGGGAAGAAGTTTACAATATCATTATAAATCAATAACTTACAGTGGTTGACAAAACCATAAAAGATGCTATACTATGTTTATAGGGTTAGGAGAGTAGAACATGCAATTTCCAACAAAATTAGTAGTAGCCGCAAGTTGTGCAATTCATCGTTTAAATGGTGGCTTTTTCAAAAAGTTTGACGATGATGTATTAAGCGATAAGAAAAAATCTAATAGTTCTTTACTGTATAAACATTTCTTTGAGGGTGAGGATGTAAAAGTTCTCAAAGAAGATCACGCTCGTGCAGAAGAAATTATTGAGTATCTGCAGGGTTTAGGCTTCAAGGCACTAGAACGCAAACTTACTGATTTCGAATCTAATGTTCTTAAATTTGTTCAGTCTGAATCAGTTGGCAAGGAATCAATTGGTATTGCCGCAAGTTTACCTAAAGTCTATCTAAATAAATTAGAAGCAGATACTTGGCAGGACAGAGAAAACCAGTTGGGCAGGAACAGTGGTTATTTAGGTAATTTAAATGAGCGAGGAACATTTGATTTAGACATTGAGTTCATCAAATTTATACCTCGAACTGGTAGTTATTTAGTTACCGCTAATAGTAATGGTAACATTGTTAAGTTCTTTGCACAGACCACAAACACTAATGTCGGTACACTAGTGCCTAACGAAACTTATTCTGTAACTGCTTATGTAAAAAGTCAGCAGGTCAGTAACTACACAGGCTTCAAAGAAACCATGCTTAACCGCATCAAGTTTGTAGAAAAGTTATAATTTGTTTCTATAAATACTAGTATGAACATACTCATACTAGCGGCTTCTCCTAGAACAGGATCAACATACCTCCAAGACGCTTTAATACCTGAAAGGTATTTTGAAAATTTTTCTTATACACCTGAGGGCAGAGATAAAATGTGGTTAACATCTCCGCCTGAACTCGATCATACCATGCATGTATCTCCATATGGAGAAATACATCTCTACGGTGAGCATTGGGCAACAATAGATAAAAATCTTATGTATGCTGAATGGGATTGGTGGTACAAGACTGATCCTGAGAACACACTGAGGGTAGTTAAAGTATTTCCTAATCATCTATTAGCAAAAGGTATTACTAATATAAATTATCTTTTAGAAAAAACTGACAAGGTATTTGTTTTGTTTAGGAAAGATTATACAGCAGTAGTTTACAGTATATTAGCCGCACAAAAAACAAATAATTGGAGTCCTAATAGGTTAGAACAATCTATAAACATAACTAAAAAGGAATTTGATTCAACAGCGGAACAGGTGTATAATAGTTATGTTGATACTATATCCTTTATCAAAAAATATAATGGCAAAGTTGAAGTGATCTGCTTGGAAGAGGACTTACCGAGTAAACCATACAAACAAGTTTATACATTTAATAACCCTCAATTTGAAGTAGATAGAAAATTCAAAGCATTTTACAACGAATTTAGGAGATTGGGCTTACCGTCTGCTGTAACTAAAAGATTCGATAAATAGTACTATAACACATAGGCAGAGGAGTTATAGTATGGCAGAAGGTAATGCATCTGTTCACCATCCAGCAGATATAAACGGGGATGGTAAAGTAAGTAAAGCAGAACAAGATATGTACTTGGAATTCAGACGTAAAGAACTAGAAGACCAAGACGCAATGAGAGACGCACAACGCAAGATGGCGTGGTTCTCATTATATGGAATGTTAGCATACCCTGTTCTAGTTGTTGGTGCTAATGTAGCAAAACTAGAAGATGGTGCTAGAATTTTAGGAGATATGGCCGGAGTATACTTTATTGCAGTAGCAGGTATTGTTGCCGCATTCTTTGGTGCTCAGGCTTGGTCAGGTAAAAAATAATGTTTATTAAACACTTTGCAAGAATGTTAACTCGAGATGAACTCACAGATGAAGAGGTTATCATCTATTTCGACATCGTGCAAAGTGTTGTACCTACAAAACTAGTAACAGCCTACGATGAAGATAAAGAACAAGTAGGCATAGAAGTTATAGGGTATGAATCCGAAGATGACAATGGAGAGATATTCATCTACGAAATTATACTCGAAGAAGAAATCGATGCTGATGAAGGTGATGAAATTTCAAAAATGTTGTTTGACGAATTTGATGATGTCACCTTTACTTTTGAAGCATCTGTAGAGATATAACATATGGCATATAATCACCCATCAACAGGAACAGGCGCAAACTGGCAATTAAACAATTTGCACACTGCAATGGATCGCAACAGCACTGGCGAGCCAGTTCTTCGCACAGTGGGCGGTTCATTGGATTACAGCATCAGTATATCAAGCGGTAATTTAGAAGGTGTTGCATACATTGAAAAGTTTGGCATGAACGAAGATGTAGACAGCACCAAAGAAACCATATGGGACGGTGGCGCACTTTACGATTATTTGACTGCTCCCGAAACTGTGAGTGTGACCAGCAGTAGCGGTAACGACAGTGCATCTGGCACAGGTGCTAGAACTGTTGAAGTACAAGGGTTAGATGCTGACTATAACGTGGTAACAGAGAGTCTCACTGTGGGTGGTCCAGCAGGGTCACAGCAATTCCTTCGTGTGTTTCGTGTGCTAGTTGTAACATCTGGAACACTTAATACTAATGCTGGTGTTATCAGCGTTACCAGTACAGGCACTGCCAAAACACTTGCAAAAATTGTTGTGTCAGGCGGCAGTGGGTTAGGACAAACATTCATGGCATTATACACAGTGCCTGCAGGTAAAACAGCATATATCACACAATGGACTGTGGGTTCTGGCAAGCAGAACACAGATGCTATCTGTTTCTTAGCATCTAGACCATTTGGTGGCAGTTGGAACAGCAAGGATGTGATCACAGTCAGTGCTACCACATCATTTAAAAACTACACTATCCCGATGATGTTTGAAGAAAAAACAGACATTGAGGTTAGAGGATACTCATCTACTAACAACAGTTTAGTCAGTAGCACATTTAATCTTGTTCTCATCGACAACTAATGATTGTAACAGTTCATTATCTAGACAACGAATTCGTTGCTTTTGACGAAAATGGAAATAGTATAACAAATAGAGCAATACTAGAACAAATTTCGTTCGAGCCATTCCCAGGCTATAAAGGTGTTATACACTTAAAAATTCCGGACCAACCAACCCAAGAGATTGTACCACTCGATATTAAAATAAATCTTGACAAACCATAAAGTTCTGTTATACTTGTTTCGTCCACATAAATATTCACACACAAGGAAATAATATGGCATTTAACAAAACATTCAACGCAGAAGAAGTTGCAAGACTTAAAAAATTAATTCAAGAAGGTGACCAAGTACTGTTTGAAGTTGATGCTCTCAATGAGGGCCTCAGAGAAACAGTAAAGGCTATTGCAGAAGAAATGGAACTCAAGCCTGGTGTACTTATGAAAGCAATTAAAGTTGCACATAAAGCCAAGTTCCAAGAAGAGTTTGATAAATTTGATGAACTCGAAACTATTTTAGAGGCTGTTGGCAAAACCCTCTAATGTACGATCCCATCGCCACGTTCACAGACTCTAGAGGCTACAAAACAATGGTGTTCGACAACGTCATGCCCGATGATGTTGCAAACACTTGGTTAGAGCAGAGACAGTCTGTAAAATTTTATAAAACAAAACAGCAAAGAATACCCATGAGTTTTAGGGTACATGCTGTTAATTGGCGAGAAAGAAAATCATTGTTTAATTTACATGATTGGATAGTTCCGTATTTAAAGCAGTGGCATCCGGATCTCACAGCAGATGGATTTGCTAGATCGTTTATAAATCTTTATCAAAAAAACGATTATATACGGGTGCATGCCGATTTAGATGATCGTGATTTTGGAGATGAAGACGCATACTGTGTAGCACTAGTATTTTTAACTCCAGATAACTATATAAAAAATCCGCAAGATTGTGGCTTTGTTGTAAACAATAGTTTTGGTACTAGAGACTTTGTTGTACACAATAAATTTAATCGTTTAATACTAATGGATGCTAGAAGTTTACACGAGCCAATTGTCCCTAGTGATGACGTACAACGATTAACACTTTATGCGGGATATACAATAAGTCCTAAGTTAATAAAAAGAAAGGACGGATCCAGTAACGAAAGTAGAAGGATCGAAAAGGGCGAGGTTCCTGGTACGCAGTATACCTTAGAGCTAAGTGATTTTATTTTTGTTGATTGACAAAAATATAAAATTTGTTATAATATATTTGGTGTTGCGACAGCCTAAAAGTGTTGCTTGGAGAAAACTAAATGAGTTATGTAGATGCATTCTACGACAAGAACAAAGATATTGTTCGTGTATGTGAAAGGATTGATGGCAAGAGAATCTTAACAGACTTAAGGCCAGAATATAACTTTTACATTGCAGATCCAAAAGGTTCAAAACAAAGTATATATGGCGAGAAGGTTACAGAGATTCGCTGTAAGACTCTCAAGGACTTTCGCAAAAATGTTGCTATAAACAATCATAATAAATTGTTTGAAAGCGATATTAGACCTATAAACAAAACACTAGAAAAACATTTCAACGGAGCAGAGCCTCCCAAACTACAAACTGCATTTTTTGATATCGAGGTAGACTTTGACCCAGAACGCGGTTACAGTTCTCCTGATGATCCATTCACACCAATTACTGCAATAGGTATATACTTGGACTGGCTCCAAGCAATGATTTGTTTAGCAGTTCCACCAAAGACCCTCAGTTGGGAGCAAGCACAAGAGATTGCAAAAGATTTACCAGAGGTCATATTATGCAGAACTGAAACAGAGATGCTAGAACACTTCTTGGCAGTAATTGAAGATGCAGATATATTAAGTGGCTGGAATAGTGAAGGATATGATATTCCTTACACATACAATCGTATTGTGCGTACATTAGGTAAAGCACAAACTCGCAAGTTATGTTTGTGGGATCAATTTCCTAAAGAGCGTAACTTCGAAAGTCATGGCTCAGAAAGAACTAGTTATGATTTAGTAGGGCGTGTACACTTAGACTATATGCAACTTTATCGCAAATACAACTATGAAGAGCGACACAGTTACAGACTAGACTATATCGGTGAAATGGAAATAGGTGAGAAGAAGGTAGCCTATGAAGGTTCGTTGGATAGACTTTACAATCACGACTTTCTCAAGTTTTTAGAATACAACATTCAGGATACAATTCTTTTGTATAAACTGGATCAAAAATTACAGTTTATTGATCTTGCTAATACTATTGCACATGATAACACCGTACTTCTACCAGTAACAATGGGTGCTGTGGCAACTACCGAACAAGCAATTATCAACGAATCACATAGACGTGGTTATGTTGTGCCCGATAGAATCAGGGAGCGGCAAACTGATACACAAGCCGCAGGTGCTTATGTGGCCTTTCCAAAGAAAGGCTTACATGAATGGGTAGGATCAATGGACTTAAACAGTCTGTACCCTAGTGTGTTTAGGGCGTTGAACATGGCCCCTGAAACTATTGTTGGCCAACTGCGACAAGACTACACAGAAGAAGAAATTAAAAATAAAATAAAACTAGAAAAGAAATCATTCGCTGATGCTTGGTTAGGTAAGTTTGGCAGTAATGAATATGAAATGGTTATGTCCAAAGATGTAAATCATAAAATGCATTTGGATATGGAAGATGGTTCAAGTGTTGAGGTAACCGGTGCCGATGTCTATAACTTAGTATTCAATAGTGGTCAACCTTGGAACATCAGTGCTAACGGGACTATTTTTAAAACAGATTTCCAGGGTATTGTACCTGGATTATTGGAGAGATGGTATGCAGAAAGAAAAGAACTACAAGCAAAGAAAAAACAAGCAACAACAGACGCTGAAAACGCATTTTGGGATAAGAGGCAGTTGGTTAAAAAGATTAATCTCAACAGTTTGTATGGTGCTATTCTTAATCCTGGTTGTAGATTCTTCGACAAAAGAAT